ACGTGTATTATCAAAGCTATGCGATGGACATGACCCGCCAATTCATTACCGACCTCGGGGCCTGGGCGCGTCACTACCAGGTGGCGGCGTCGGAGGTGGAAGAGGTGGTGCTCAGGGATCCCGACAAGGATATCCTGGCCTATCAGATCCGGTTCGACTCCGGCCGGTTCGCCCAGGCGTTGTCGAGTTCTCCCCGCCAGCTACGGTCCAAGGGCGCCCCCGGCGACGTGGCCATCCTCGACGAATTCGCGTTCGTGGACGATCAGGAGGCGCTGCTCAAGGCGTCCCTGGCGTTTCTCATGTGGGGCGGTTCCGTGCGGATCATCAGCACCCACAACGGCGTGGACAACCCCTTCAACCAGCTCGTGGAGGATATCCGGGCCAAAAAGCGCCCCTACAGCCTGCACGAAACGACCTTTGACGGCGCCATCGCCGGCGGCCTGGCCCGGCGGATTTTCCTCCGGATGGGCCGGGAATGGACCCCTGAAGCCGAGGCCGAATGGCGGAAAATGATCATCGACAGCTACGGCGAAGACGCCGAGGAAGAGCTGTTTTGCGTGCCGAGCCAGGGGGAAGGCAAGTATTTCACCCGGACGATGGTCAAAAACTGCATGGCCGAGGACATCCCCGTGGTGACCTGGTCGATGCCGTCGGACTGGGAACACGCCCCGGACGACGCGCGGAAGCGGATCTGCGATGAGTGGTGCCGGGATCACCTGAAACCGCTCCTGGACGGTCTCGACCCCGAGCGGACCCACTGGTTCGGCGAAGACTTCGCCCGGAACCGGAACCTGACCGTCATCTGGCCCGGCGCGGAAATGCCGGACACCCGGATCAAGGTCCCGTTTGCGGTGGAACTTTTCGACATCCCCTTTCGCCAGCAGGAACAAGTGCTGTTTTACCTGTGCGACCGCCTTCCGCGCTTTGCCGGCGGCGCGATGGACGCCCGGGGAAACGGCCAGGCCCTGGCGGAATTTGCCATGCAACGGTATGGCGAGCAGCGGATTCACCGGATTATGCTTTCGGACAAGTGGTACGGACAATATTTTCCGATTTACAAAGACGCCATCGCGTCACGGGAAATGCTGCTGCCCCAGTCCGCCGACGTGCTCGACGACCACCGGGCCGTGGAGCGGGTCAAGGGCATCCCCAAGATCGTGGAAGAGACCGCCGCCCATAGAAAGGGCGAGCGGAAACGGAAACTGAAACGCCACGGCGACAGCGCCATCGCCGGCGTTATGCTGAGGTACGCTGTGGAAGAAATCGGAAATTACATCCCGCTGGCCTACGGATCCACCGACCCCGAACCGACCCGACGCGCCGCCGACGCGCCCCCGAAATCCGGCCGCCCGTCCCTTCGACAGGGACCGGGGCCGAAGATGCGGGATGTGTTGAGGGAGCGGGTGTGGGGGGGGATGCGATGACCCTCAGACGCAAACTCGCCCGGATCCTGGCCCCCGACCTCCTCGACGCCGACGCCGTCAAGGCCCTGGTCGCCGACGAGGTCAAACAGGCCCGGCAGGCCCTGCCCGTGAACGTCGATTACGACCCCAAGGGCGAAGGGTTCCGGCCGATGTCCGGGGCCGCCAACGGCCAGCGGCGGGATCTGACGCCCGTGTCTCAGTCCGTCATGATCGAGGCCGCGTATTATTACTACGACGCCTCGGGGCTGGTGCGCCGGTTCGTCCGGGACACCCGGAACTTCACCGTGGGCAAAGGCTTTTCCTGGACCGTGGAAAACGACACCGAGGACGACCAGGCCAAGGGCGTCCTGGACGACTTCTGGCGCAACTACATGAGCGGATGGTCCCGGCTTTTCGATGACCGGTTCGAGACCTGGTACCTGCTCGGCGAGCTGGCCCTCATCGCCCACGTCAACCCGGTCAACGGCCGGGTGACCATCAGCGACATCGACCCCGCCAACATCACCGACGTGCTGACCGTGCCCCAGTTTCCGGGGATCCCGGCGGCCGTGGAGCTGGCCTCCCCCCGGACATCCCGGCGGCTGGCCGCCATAAGGGAGGACAACCAGCCCACGTCCCGCAGCCGGGGCCGGCTGGTGGGCGAGGTCTTTTACGAGGCCCTCAACAAACCCCCCACGGCGGCCAGGGGCCGGTCGGACCTGCTGGCGGTATTCGATTTTATCGAGTCATTCGAGCAGGGCCTCTTCGACGAACTCGACCGCGCCCGGTTCCTTAAAAATTTCGTGTGGGACGTGACCCTGGAGGGCGCCGACGACGAACAGATTCGGAAATATCTCCAGGATCAGGGGGCGCCCAAGCCCGGATCGGTCCGGGCCCACAACGAGCGGGTGAAATGGCAGGCCGTGGCGCCGCAGCTCAACGCCCAGGAAAACAAGGCCCTGTTCGACACCATCAAAAGCTACGTGGCGGCATCCCAAAACCGCCCCGACGCCTGGCTCGGCGGCGGCGGCAAAGCCTACCAGAACGAGGCGGACCTCATGGGCGAGCCCACGTTCATGGATCTGGAATCCAGACAGTCCCGAAACAAAACCCTGCTGGCCGATCTCGGCCGGTTCGCCGTGGATCAGGCGATCCTCCACGGCGAAATCCCCGACGGCGACTACGTCGTCGGCGTCGATACGCCGGATCTGGGGGGAAGGGACATGACCCGCGTGGGGCAGTCCCTGAGCCAGCTCTCCACGGCCCTTTCCGTGGCCGAAGAGCAGCGGTGGTGCCGGAAGGAAACCGCGGCGCGGATATGGGCGTCGCTGGCGAGTGAGACGGGGGTGTCGGTGGATCCCGACGCAGAGATGGCGTCGATGCCGGCGCCAGGAAGCGGCGACGACCAAGTCACCGAAGATTACAGGAGACGTCGTTAAATGCCCACCGCCCGCGAACAAGCATACAACGACATGCTCGGCACGCTGACCGGGCAGGTGGGGCATTACACCCAGGCCAAGATCGACGCCATTCTGGAGCTGCTGGAAGCGGCCCGGAAGGATGTCGTCAACGCCGTGGCGTCCACCGACTGGGACGCCTACCACCTGGCCGAGAAGAAAAAGGCGGTGGAAGAGGCCATCGGGGCATGGGAACGCCGGTCCGTGGAGCTGCTCAACGACGCCCAGGCCAACCTGTTCGAGGCGGGAATCGACGTGGTGGACGGCCCCCTGGCCGCCGCCGGCTTCGATGTGGCCTCGGTGGCGCCTGTGCTGCCGGCATCCACGCTGGAAGTGGCCCAGGGGTACAGCGCCGACCTGATCATCGGCGTGGGAGACGACGCCATCAAAAAAATCAACGGCATTTTGAGCCGCGGCATTATGGGGGGCGCGTCTTTGACCGAAGTCATCGGGGAGATTGGCCGGTCCCTGGACGGCAAAGGCGCGTTTTCATCCATCGCCAGCCGGGCCGAGGCCATCGCCCGGACGGAAATGGGGCGGGTCCACCAGGCGGGGCGTCAGGGTCGGATTATGCAGATCCAGGACATCGCGCCGGCCCTGAATCCGAAGAAAAAATGGATACATAGCGGCAAATCCGACGCCAGGAAATCCCACAAGGCCGCCCACGGCGAAATCGTGGCGCTCAAGGAGAAATTTTCCAACGGGATCATTTACCCCCACGCGCCGGGCCTGCCGGCCAAGGAGGTGGTCAATTGCGGGTGCACCCATGTGTTGATCAGCGACGACTGGGACAACCTGCCCACGGATTGGAGCAAAGTCCCGTATACGGACCGGGCGATCTACGATCCGGGGGCGATATTTTAGACATTCGCGGCGCCGACGACCCGGCTCGGGCGGCGGCGTTCGATGATTCGGAAACGGCGCTGCGGCGCTATCGGGAGGTTATGGAGGGGGATATGGCTGAAAAAGGCACAGAGGCACAAAGGGACAAAGGCACAAAGGCGGAGGGGCCGACGCTGAAGGCGGCGCTGTCGGCCTACGGCGTGGAGGAAAAGCACGTATTGACCCACAAAATCTACGACGACCGGGTGGTGTTTGTGACCGTGGGTGGCGCGAAATGCTCTTGGCGGCCGGGCGACGCGCCCGATCCGCTGGACCCGATCCGGATCACCGGCGTCAACCCGGCCTGGGCGAAGAAAAAACCGATCACGGGAGGGGGCAAAAAGTGAAACTGACGCGGCTGTTCCGGGCCAGACAGGACGGCGGGGATTCGGAGTCTGTAGAGGTGCAGGCGACGTTCATCCGGTCCATCCAGGGCCAGAAAGGGCGCGTATGGGAGGCCGTGCTCATCGCCCCCGGCGTCTCCAAATCCAAACCCAAATTCAACTGGCGGCCGAAGGTGCTGCGGGCCGCGGCCGAGGCCAAGGTCTTCGAGGGGGCCGACATCAACGCCTACCAGGTGGCCGACGGGTACTTCGGCCATGTCGGCGCCGGGATGGAGGACATCAAAAACCGGCTGATCCAGGACAAGGCCGGCGTGGTCAAAAACGTCCGGTTCGAAGAGGGCGAAGGGCTGGTGGGCGTCATCGAGTTTTCGGCCCGTCATGCCTGGATTCCGGCGCAATTACAGCAAAACCCCGACTTTCTGGGGCTGTCCATCGATGCACGGGTGACGGCCGCGGACGACCGGGAACCGATCAACGTGACGCGGATCGTGGAAGCGTCCAGCGTCGATATCGTCACCCGGCCGGCGGCCGGGGGAAAATTCGTCCGGGCGGTCGCCGCCCGACAGGAGGAAATCGTGAACCGAGAACAGATCATTGCAATGCTTAAGAAACAGCGGCCTGACCTGATCGCCGGAAAGGATGTCGCCCAGATGAGCGACGATGACCTGACCGTGCTGGTGCAGCAGGCCATGACGGCGCCCGTTTCGGAAAAGCCGGAAAACGGCGGCGGCGGCGAGTCCGATCCGCCCCCGGAAGCGGCCCGGCAGGGCATCACGCCGGAGGATTTCCGGAAGGAAATGGACGCCATGAAGCGGGAAATGGCTTGGGAAAAGACCGTGGACGCAAGGATGGCCGACAGCCGCCTCCCCGACCACATCCAGGCCGGCCTCCGAGACCGGTTCGCCGGCCGGGTGGGCGATGACGAGGCATTGACCGCGGCCATCAAGAAAGAGCGGGAGTTTCTGGCGTCGATGAGCGTGCCGGGGTTTGACGATCTGCCGGATCAGGGGCGGGCGCAGGTGGGGCCGGACATGCTCCGCAAAATTCAGATGGGCCTGGACATGGCCTTCGGCCTGACCGCCGACGATTACGAAGCGGCCCGGAAGATGCGCCGGCTCAACGGCCGTCCCGTCTTCGAGGATTTGCGGGCGGCCCAGGCCGATGACTGGGACCACGCCCTGCCCATCACTTTGGGGGAACTCTACGCAATGCTGTCCGGGGACCCGGAAGTGACCGGCGCGTTCAACCGGGACCGCCTGCCGGCCGAACTCCGGGCCATGCAGGATATTTCCTCCAGCACGTTTTCATACCTGCTGGGGAACACGTTGAATCGGCGGATGATCAAGGATTACCGGGCCAACGATTTCAAGGAAAACCTGCTTATTTCCATGCGGAAATCGGTCAAGGATTTCCGGGCGCAGGAAGCCGTCAACGTGGGGTATTTCCCCGATCTGGCCACGGTGGACCCCGAAACCGGGGACTACCAGGAGATCGCTGGCGTTACCGACGAGGAAAGCACCTACACCGTCGGGCAGAAGGGCAACATCATGACGGTGAGCCGAAAAACCATTATCAACGACGACCTGTCCGTCATCCAGCGGCTGGTGGCGCGGCTCGGCCGGGCGGCCCGGCGGACCCACAGCAAGTATGTGTGGGCGTTTTTCGAGGACAACGACACATGCAGCGACGGGACCGCGTGGTTCACCGGCGGCCATTCGAACCTGGGCTCTTCGGCCCTGGCCATCGCCACCGCGTGGACGGCGTTGCTGGCGCTGGCCACGTTCACGGAAAAGGACTCCGGCGAAAAGATCGGCCTGCTGGACGACCCGTCGGTCATGCCGGTGCTGGTCTATCCGTGGGCGCTCACGTCCACCGCCGAGACCATCGTCAAGGATGAGTTTTACTACAGCTCGAATGATTTGACCGACAAGACCCGGAACCCGCTTTACGGAAAAATCCGGGGCGAGGCGGTGAGCCTGCTGTCCGACGCCAACGACTGGGGTCTGCTCTTGCCGCCGTCCGTCGTGGACATGGTGGAGATGGGCTACCTCAACGGCCGCGAAGAGCCCGAGTTCTTCCTGGCCAATCAGCCCACGGTGGGCCAGATGTTTCTGGCCGACAAGGTCCAGTACAAGATTCGCCACGAGTACGCCGGCGCGGTGATCGATTTCCGAAGCGCGTACAAGGCGGAGGTGGCGTAGCAGCCATTAAAATTTTTTAATTTTCGGAACAGGAGACAAACCCAAAATGAAACGCATCAACATTTTCAGCACCCTGGCATATGCGATTTTCCTGGCCGTGCTGTTCGCGGCCCTGGCGATTCCGGCCCACGCCGCCTACATCAAGACGGCCTATCTGCGCTACGGCGGCACGGCCGGCGAGACCCTGACCACCGGCCAGATCATCGCCGTGAAAGATGCCGACGGCGAATGGTACAAAGCCGACAGCGACACGGCGGCCATCCGACCGGCCCTGGGCATTGTGGGCAACAAAACCGGCGGCGACGGGGAGTCCGTCGAGGTCGTTTTGTGGGGCCTGGTGGGCGGCTATACCGGGCTCACGGAGGGCGGCGCGGTCTACCTGTCCGAAACGGCCGGGAGCTACACCCAGTCCGCGCCGACATGGTCCCAGGTGATCGGCCACGCCGTCAGCGCGACGGAGATACTCTATAATTTCCAGAACTATTTCGACGCCTCCAGCGTGACCGCGCTCGGGACGTTGACGGGGGCGTCCCCCCTCATTCTGGAGGGCGCGTCAGCCGACGCCTACGAAACCACCATCGCGGTGACGGACCCCACGGCGGACAATACGATCACCCTGCCCGACGACACCGGCTACGCGGCCTACCAGCCCGGCGGGGCGACGACCTCCGCGGCGGACAGCCTGGCCATCCCCATCACCCACAGCATCGTGACCAAGACGACCGGGGCGGACGCGGAGGCGCTCACCCTGGCCGACGGGGAAGAGGGCCAGGTTTTGACCCTCACCCTCGGAACAGACGGCGGCGGGGACGGGACGTTGACCCCATCGACGGCCACGGGCTGGGCGACGGCGGTGTTCGCCGACGCTGGCGATACGA